ATGCGATGCACTTCCGCGCCGTTATCGGTGCTGCGCAGCACAATCGGTTCCTTGAGCGTGATCTTGATGGAGGCGCGCATCACAGCACTTCCTCAGCCGCAGGGCCTGAGAATTTGAGCGTGACGTTTCCGCCTTCGCCATCCTTCATCGTCGGCGTATCGGTCAGAAACGCGTCGTTGATCACGTAGCGCTGGCCCGTGTCGCATTCGAAAATCAGCGTCACGCCGGCCATGTTGCGGAAGGTCTCCAGCGACATGCCGCTGCGCAGGCTGGTTTCGCATTCGACCATGGCCGGCATGGTTTCTTCTGACCAGCCAACCACGCGCCCAACCGTGACGGGGTTGCGCTTGGTGCCACCCACATCCAGGCTGGCGCCCTTCGCGCTTTCGATCACCCGCCCATTGACGCGAATGGTCGCGCGGCCCAGGAATTGCGGCATGTCGCTTTCTCCTCAAATTACAGCAGGAATTCGATTTGCGCGGCCAGCACGCGGAATTGGTTCACCAGGTCGGGCGGCAGCAGCGCATCCACGCGGTTCGGGTCGCTCTCGCTCCGCACCACAATGATGTCCTGCTTGAATTGATCCACGCCTTCCACCAGGCCAGCCGCTTCCCATTGCTTGAACCTCGCGACAATTTCAGCCTTCAGCGTCCCCGGCGTCACCACATTCTGCCCGCGGGCGAAGGCCGTGCCGTCATTGGCCAGCTTATGGCGCGGGAAACGCAGCGCGATCATGGTGCGCAGATCGTAGCGGATGTAAGACAGGGTCTTGACCGTCTCGATATCCAAATAGCTGATGTCTTCCGCGCCGGATGGAGCGGTCTGGTAGGTAGTGGTCACGCGTTCCACAAACACCTGGCCGGCCTCATTCACCCGGAAGGTGCTGATGCCATCGCGCAGCAACAACTCCCGTTCCTGGAAGGTGAAGCGCTGGCTGATCAGCGGCGCCACCACCGTCGGCAATTGCAGGGTTTGCACCGGGCGCGCCGGGTCAATCGCCAGCGCCGGGATGCAGATGCTGGCAAGCTGCGCGGCCCATTCCCAAGGCGGCGTGGGCGAACCGCGCATGCCGATGATGCTGACATTCGGCGAATTCCGGCCCGTGCCATAAGTTGTCAACGTGCCATGCGCGCCGGAAAGCCCGGCCCAGCCATGGCCATCACGCTGGACCAGCGGACCCCAATTGGTGGCCATGCGCGCTTCAAGCGCGGCCATATTGGTGGCATCCGTCCAGGGTGTCACAAAATCCGTGAACCAGGTTTCCGCCACCGCATCCAGCGCGGTGGTCACCACCGGGTTTTGCGTGCCGGAAGCCATGGCAGTGATGGCCAGCGTGACGCCGGCGGGCAGCACGTCCGTCGCCAGGAAGGAATGGCGCACATCAATCGCATTGCCGATTTCGCCCTTGTGGCGCGCGGCCAGCGTCACCGTGGCGGTGGTGACCGTGCTGGTAACCGGCAAATCAAGCGCGGCGTTGATGGCCACATTGATGGCCGTGGCAATGGCCGCCGCCGCTTGGCCGGATGTGACCGTCACTTCCACGCGGCGCCCGCCGATCATCAGCGCGATTACGCCTGTTGCGGTGGCAGTGCCGGTGACCACGATGGTGCAGGTGGCGGCAACGCCGGCCCCCACATCATCCATGGCAATGCCCCAGACTTCGATGAGGGACGTATTCCGGAACCAGGCTTCGAACATATGGGCAAGGTTGCTGCCCCGGCCAAAGAAGCTGCGCGCCTGCGCCGCATCAATCACGCGGATCGGCACGCCCTGCGCGATGGTGCCAGCCGTCAGGCGCTGGCCCATGATCAGCACGCGCGCCGGCCAATCATTCAACCCGCGCAGCGCGCGCGAATTGTCGAATTCCACATAGCTGCCGGGTACGCGGATGCTGTTTGGAATGGCGTTGAAACTGATGGAACCGGACATCGGTTACTCCTTATCAGCGCTGCGGCGCTTCGTTTGCTGTTCTGGCGCGGGCGCCAGGATCACATCGCCATCCGCAATGCGGCGGCGCCAGTATTGGGTATCGGGCACCTCCGCGCCTTCAGCCGGCAGATGGCGCGGCATGGGCGGGCGGGCTTCCGGGTTGGCGACCAACAGGTCAGGGGTGGCGGGCTTCACGAACATGCGGCGCCTCATGCGGTTGGAAGGGTGACGCGCACCACCGCATCGGCGCGATTGGCGCCGGCTTCTGGCGCGGGCGGGGGCTTACTCACGTTGCCGAAGGGCGGAATATCTTGATCCGCGTGGAAGGTGATGAAATCCGCCAGGATAGCGGGCGGGGCATCAGCACCAGGCGCGGCATCATCCAGCATCGGCACGCCCCAGCCATCCTGGATTTGCACCGGCACATCGCAGACCAGGCCATAGACCGTGATGCCGTTTTTTTCGAAGACCGATGCGTAAAGGTTTTCGCAGCTCTGCACTTCGATCTGGCTCGCGGCGCCTTCCGGCACCCAGCGATCCAGCGTGGCGGCGGTGACCACCGCCATTTCATAGGCGCCGATGGTGGCTTCATCGCCGCGCCGACGCGCGCGTTCGCCGCTGGCATTGCTGGCCACAAGATAGACGCCGAAGGTGGTCATGACGCTGCCGGGCAGGCGCGCGCTGCGCTGCCAGCCCAGGAAGGCCACATAAATCGCAGGCGCCATGGTCAGAATGCGCAGCAATTCATCCGCGTCGAATTTCGCGGGCTTATGGTCAACCTCGCGCACGCGGCCCTGAAAGGCTTCGCGCAGGCGGCAGATGATCGCGTCTTCCAGCGCGCCGATCACAGCGGGCCACCCCAGCGATAGGCGCCCAAATCTTCATTGCCCAGGCCGGAGGTACCCGGCTTGAAGCGCACCGCAGTGGTATCTTCCTGCGGTTCATTGCCGCTGGCATCAATGCCCAAATCCGCCTTGCCGGCGGCCACATCCTTCAGGAAGGCAATGGCCTGGTCGCGGTCCTGCCGCACCTGGTCGGTTGGCTGGCGGTCCCCGCCCAGATGCAATTCAAACCGGGCAATGGTGGCGGAAAGCTTCACCAACAGGCGCGGCACCGCCGAAAGCGGCAGCGTGTGCCGGGGCCGCAAATAGCCATCCACCATATCGCCCGCGTCATCACAGGCGCGCTGCACCCGCGCAGTATCAACCTGGCCGAGCAAGGCCGGCGCAAGCTGCGCGATTTCGGCCTGACCGAAGCGGTCAATCAAATCCTGCGGGGTGCAGTAAGCGGTCACAGATTATTCCTTGGGCTTGGGCTGCTTCGGCGGCTTGCCGCCGGAAGATGCGCCGGCGGCCTCATCCCCATCAGCCACCGGCGCTTCCTCGACCTCATCAGCCACCGCGCCCAGGGCGATGAGTTCGGGGACCAATTCGCGGCGGATTTCACCCACCGCGCCTTCTTCAATACGCACGCCGTCAACATCAAGGTTGCGCAGCGCGCGGATTTTCTGGGTGTCCTTCGCCATGATCAGGCCACCGCGTTTTCGAAGTAGTAACCGGAAGCCGAAGCCGCAATCACTTCCTTGACGCTTTCGCCCACGCGCACCCGCACGGAACCGCGCAGGCCCATCTTGGGTTCGTCCATGGTGCCCGCGATGCGTGTGCCGAATTCCGCCGTGAAGCCGAAGGTCGGTTGATCCGCATCCGCCGCATCCGGCGAAATGAACAGGGCAGCCGCGTGTTTGCCCCAGACGCGGGACATGGTGGCAGCCTGGCCCTTGCGCGCGGTGTTCACAAAGCCCGCACCAACAACCACGCGGTTGACTTCAAAGAGAGCCGCGACCTGTTCGCGCGTGACGGTACCGGAATTCACCTGATTGCCCAGGATGGCGGTGACCATGCGCGGGTGCTGGCGCAACTTGGTCCATACCGCTTGGCCAAAGACCAGCGTATTGGGCCTAAAGATCGGCACATCCAGCGCAGCCAGGATGGCATCCACCGGATTGGAATTGGTGAAGTCGGACCATTGGCTGGTGCCCGAAAGCGTGGCGCGGTTCGCCGCCGGATAAGTGGCCGACGCGAACACGGTATTCGCCACGCGCACTTCGCGGTCCAACATTAAAAGGCCGCTCAGCAAGGACGTGCTTTTGGCCATGGGCGAAACCGGGCCGCCCGAAGCGGGCTTCTGCATTTCTTCCCAAGCCATCACTTCATCATTCGGGATGATGTCATCAATACCGTAATCAATGCATTCGTCGGACACCAATTCGCCGCCGAATTCCAGCACGGTCGGTTCCGCGCGGCGCGCCACCCGGGTGGATGGCACAGTGTACGGTTCGGCCAGCGGATAACGGGTCCAGGAGAATTTCTTGCCCACGCGGCCCACGCGGGGCAGCACGAGGTCGGCAATCAAATTCACATCGGGGTTGCGATACCCAATCGCGATGGCGGTCAGGTTTGCACTTACAGGAAAAGCGGTGGTGGCCATGCTGGCTGCTCCTTCTTAGCCTTGGACCGAGCCGGGGCTCAGCAACACGCGGATCACATCGCCGGCGGCAACGGCAGCATCCAGCGCCACGCCGATGTGTCGGTTACTCACGCCCGCGGCGGGCGCGGCGGCGACACCACGGCCCACACTGTCTGCGGTGACCAGTGAACCAAGCGCGACAGCGGCGCCAGCTTCGACGAAGGCGATGCCATAGGTCATCACCTCCACACGCTCACCGGACACAATCGCCAGATCGGAATTGACGCCGAAGATGCTTTCGGTCGCGGCGGTGGCCTGCACCACCGTATCGGCAGCGGAAAGCCGCACGATGCGGTAAGGGTTGATGGCGCCACCTGCGGTGAACGCCTTGTAAAGTAGCGGGTTGCTCACGCAGACCTCCTGTTCGTGACATGCTCAACGGCGCTTGCCATTGAAACGCTTTCGCCGGCTGCCGCGCGCTCGGCCTGATAGGCACGGGCGGCGGAAGCGATGGCCATGGGATCATCAGCGGCGAATTCAACCTGACCAGCAGGCGCCAATTCGCCGAATTCCACCCGCGCGGGCAGTGCGGCAAGCACGGCGCGCAACGCATCCAGCGGCGCCTCGCGCACGGTGGCATCGCCTTCGGTGAAGGAAATCTCACCGGCAACCGGCAGGCTGGCTGCGAAGGCCAGGATGCGCGGCACCACCCCTTGCGGGATGCGCGCTTCGCTCACCAGCTTTTCGGTGAAGGCTGCCATTTCAGCAGCGCGACGCGCGGCATCTGCCTCAGCAAAGGCTGCTTCGCGCGCCTGCAAATCGCGTTCGCGCGCTTCAAGCGCGGCGATGCGATCCGCATCATCCGTTTTTTCAGTCGGCACTGTCACAGTCTCCTGTTGCTTGTCTTCGGCAAAAGCGGGGGGCGGCACATTCACAGCAGCGGCGCGGGCGGCATCGGCTTCGCCCTGCATCCGCGCGGCTTCATCCGTCATGCGTTGCACGGTTTGCGCGGGCAGCAGCTTCTCCGCTGCCTCCACGCCTTCCTTCGCGACCATCCAATCGCGGATGCCACGGAACAGCCCGCCAACATCGGCCAGCAGCCAGGAAAGGCGCCAACCGCTCACCGCGCCATCGGCGGCGAATTCCAGCGTCACCACATCCGCTTCATCCGCCGCGAAGGCGACATCGCGCAGGCCCTTCACGGCTGGCGCGGCAGCACCCAAAAAGCCCACATGCTTCAGATAGAAGGCCCCGGGCTTCGGATTGGATGGATGGTTCGGCGTGTAAAAGCTGGCAGAGATTTTCTTGAAGCGGCCCGCCTGCACCATCTCCGCGAATGCCGGTTCCACCTGGTGCGGTTCCGCGACCAGGTCGCCACCTTCGGCACGCAAAGCGCGCACCCAGCCATAGGCCGGGGCATCGGTTTTCGGATGGCCAACAACAAGCGGCGCTTCACCAAGCGCCGGATCATAGGCAGCGGCGGTCGCGGCCAGATCGGCCTCACGAAATTCCAGCGCACCGCCCTGCATGGGCTGGTGGATGCCGGCGCGGAAGATATGGAGCTGCTTCATCACCGCCTTACTGGCGGTTCTGGCCCGCAGAAATTATGCGGACAGTCGTCCGCACGGCACGCATCCCCGCGCGCGCGCGACCCGCGCCTGAGACCCAGCGCGATTAAGAGCGAATAAGAGCCTTAAGAGCGGGGTCAGGCGCCTTCAAAACCGCGTGACGCCCGGATGCTGCGCCCTGGCGGCATCCCCGCCTGTAGCGCGCCCGTATGCGGTTCGTCACGCGCCACGCATTGCCCGCCGCGCGTGGTCTTGAAAAATCGCCATGATCTCGGCGCGGTCCGCATCCGACACACCAAGCCATGGCCGCGCGGGGATGCTGACGCTGCGCGCGAAAACACGGGTGCGCCCAAGCCGGAAGGCAAGCCGCCCGCCCGACTTCGGGCGGATGGTACCGCCGAATTGATGGATGGCTGCGTAGATCACATTGGTGCCAACCACCACGCGGTTGCCATCAACCTTGCGTGACAGGCTGCCCAGCAGGCGCCCGGTTTCACGCAACATTGATGCGCCGCGCTTGCCCGCCGCATAGCCAGGGTTCAGCTTTGGCCAGGCCACGCCATCCGGCGATTGTTCAGCCGCCGCGCGTTCCTGCGTGGACAGGATCATGGCTTCGCCAATTTCGCCCATCACCGCCTGCGGGCGGCGCATCAGCGCGCCCAGGCCCTGGATGGCATCGCGGAATTCGGCAGTGTTGATGGTGATGCGCACGCCGGTCATGGTTACAGATGCTCCTCTACCGCTGCGAGCAAGGCCGCGAAGGCGCGCTTGTCGCTTTCAGCCTGCACGGGGTCCAGCGCGCGAATGACAGCCTCATTCTTGATGGCTTCCGGGTTTTTCAGGCCCATCCGATCTGCGGCGTAGCTGTATTGCGCGGCCCAGACCGCAATGCGGATATCCACGTAGTCCACGGCATTGACCGGGATCAGCGCGTAACCAAAGCGGCGGAGTAGGGGGCGGAGCAGTTTCATGATGGATTTCCTTGACTGCTGAGGTGGTGATGGGTAATGAAAATGCTTCGTGACCGCTTGTAGGGAGGCCAACCCTCGTCATAATCGGCGGAACGGAGGGGCCTGGTTGGCAGAGCCCCTCATCTCCCTTCCCCATTATCAGGCCGGACATAGATCAAGGCGCCAGACCGCTGCTTTTCCAGATAGGTTGCCGCGCGCGCCATCATTAAGGTGGCACCGAACCAGCCAGCCGACGTCCATTCCATGACGGCCAAACCTGCGGCGGCACCCACGAAGCGGCGCAAATAGCGTCGGCGTACATGAATGCCGCCGGCAGCGGTCTCGCACCAATCCACCCAAATCTCATCCGGGTCTTTCAGGGCTTCGGCAAGCCGCGCCAGATACCGAAAGCGCTGCTCATCACTTTTGATGCTGCCATCGGCAGCCAGGAACAGATCGCGGCTGATCACAATCCGTGTACCGGACACATCGCGGAACACAGCGGGGCGGTCTCGGGTCGCGCCAAATTCAGCCAGGAATTCTTCAATCGCGGCATCCGCGCCTTTGCCATCCGGTGCAGGCAGCACGCTGGATGGGCGCGCGGGCGGCATGGCGGGAAGGTCGGCGGGGCGTTGCCCGGATGGCCCCCGACCGGTCCCACGATAGGGCTGCAGGGGCTCTACAAGCGGTTGCGGTACCACGCCCTGCGTCCAGCTTGCGCCGACATTGGAATCCCAGCCCGGATCAATGCCGGCAGGCAAAGCGGAAATCTCGCCGGTGTTTGGGTCTCGATACGGCCTGGTCCCCGCAGGCGGTGCTTCATCCGGGCCGGTTTTGCCAGCGCGCGCCAGGTCGCGCGGGCCAAGCGATTGCACGTAGCACCCGCACCCCCAGCCATTCGGCGGGTAGTGGCTTTGCCAGAACGGATCATCCGCGCGCAGCACCAGGCCATCCCAGGCGCGGTGCTGCTTCCGCGCATCGCGCTTGCCGCTGTGGCGATACCGCCAGAAGGGCCGCGCCGCCAGCACATCCGGGTCCGTCATCTGCGCGTAGCGGCCGGCGGCATAGGCGGTGCGCATGTTGGTCTCATAAATCACGCGCGTGCGCCAACCCACATAGCCGGGCCCGCGATCCGCCCAGCCGAGCTCACCCAGCAGCGGGGCGATATCGCGGCGGAATTCATCCAGCGTCGTGCCCTGCGCGATGGCCTTATCCATGGCGCGGCGGATATCGGCCAGCATGTCATCCGCCTGCACACCCGCGACAGACCAGGCGCGCGCATGGGCGCCATGGCGCAAATCATCCCAGGCGCGGGTTGGCGTATTCACCTTGGCGCGGAAGAAGCGGATGGCTTCTTCCGGCGGCAGGTTCAGCGCTTCAAGGCTGCCGCTCATGTCGCGGTGCTGGCTTCATCCTGCGCATCGCTGCGCCCGGCCAGGTGGCCCACAATCAAGGCGGGGGTGAGTTCATCCACCAGTCGGCCTACCGGCATGGCGGCGGAAAGGCGCAGCAGGCGCAATTCCAGATCGGCGAAATCCGCCGCCGCCGAAACCTCGGCCCGGATCGCGGCCAGCATCGCTGCCTGGGCAGGCGCGCCGCGACGTGCAAGCTGCTCGGCCAGTGCTTCCGGAATGGTGGCGGGGTCTTCGCCTTCGGCAAAGGCAGGTGGCGGTGGCAGCGTGGCAGGCTGGGCGCCCGCGATGCGCCTATAGCCGGGGCCATATCTTTCCAGCACCAGTTCTTCGGTCGGCTCATAGCCCACCTTGAACAGCTTTTCATCCAGCGTCGCGCTGGCCACCAAATCAGGCTCTTCCGGCGCCTTGCGCCACACCATCGGCTGCGCCGCGCCTGGCAGATTGAGTTCCACAATCCACCTGAGCAGGCTCTCATTCAGTTCTTCGGACAGCATATCCGCATCAGCATCGGCCAATTCGGTGCGGACATCATTATGGGTTTCGGATGCTGCGCGCGCGCCATTCTGGCCCATCTCGGTCGTCAGCGTTTCGCCCAGCACAATCTTGGAAATCTCGGCATTCATGGCCTGCACCAATTCCTTGTGCATATCCGCCGTGCCGGTTTTGGACACCTCCAGCATCTTGATCAGCGTGCCGGATGGCACGGCAACGCCGGCGCCGCGCGCGATGCCCTGGATCATGCTGACCAGGCGGTCCACATCGCCATCCGATGTGCCGTTCGGGTATTCGGCATAAACGAAGGGCTGGCCATGCTTTTCGATCAGCGCATTCCAAAGCGCCACGCCGTTGCGCTTGAAGAACACGGGCCAGAAAAGATCATAGCCGAGGCCCCGCCCATAGGCGTCTTCATTTTCTTCGGCCCAATAGCGCACCAGGATGAATTTGCGGTCCGGCACTGGAATGCCCTGGGTGCGGTTTTCCCGCGTCAGCAGCCGCAGCTTGCCAGCACGGTCAAAGGCGAAGCGGCGCGGGTTCCGCACGCGGATATCGGCGGGCACAATCCAGGTGCGGCGCGCGCCATCCACCTCAATCTCCGCCGCTTCCCAGATGATCTCCGCGACCGATATCCCGGTCAGCACCGCCGTCAGCAGGCCACGGCACGCACGGTCGAAGCGGATGCGCTTCAGCGCGGCCTTCACCAATTCCGCCGCCAGCACATCAGCCGGCGCTTCGCCACCTGGTTCCACCTGATATTCGCGCGCCACCACGGCATTGCGGCGCTTGCGCAGTACCGCGCCCGCATGGCCATCCCGCGCCAGGTCTTGATAGATGCCAAGGCCCTTGCTGCCACCGCGCGAGAGGATGATGTCGTCGCGCGTCTGCATCGTGAATGCGTAGTATTGGGCCGTGATGTCGCGTTCAAAGGTGGCGACTTCCTGCGCCAAGTCTTGCGGAAGGCGGGTGCCGCTCATGTGATTTCCTCAGCCAAGATAGGTTGTGACAGCGCCGTGCGGTGACATGCCCAAAATGCTGCCATCATCAGGCAGGGCCATGCTGTCGCTGCGCGGGATCGGGAAATTGGTCAGGCTGCCCCAGTCACGGCTGGCGGCGTAGATCACCAGCGCGGCGGCAATCGCCGCGTCGCCATGGCGCTGGCCAGCATTCGGATCGCGGTCTTCGCCCTTCGCGGTGACCTGGCGCTGCCGCACGCGCGCCACGCCATTCAGCAATTCAATCGCGCGGAAATCTTCCACCACCTGCGCATCGGCGGGAATGTCAAAGCTGGCATCCTGGAAGACCGCCTTCAATTTCGGCATGTGGTCGCGGTACCAGCCTTCGGTTAGGTGAATGCCTTCCACGCGATGCGCGCCGTAGCGTTGCATGGTGCGTTCGGCCAGCCAGGCGCCATTGCCGGTGCGGTCCAGCACCACGCCGGAAAGCCGGGGCAGGCGGTCCAGCAGATAGCACAGGATTTCGCGCTGCTGTTCGAAAGGCACGTTGCGCAATTCAATGGTGAAGGGTGTTTTGCGCATCAGGTTCGGCATGATCTGGGCTGGCCAGATCACGGAAAGATCAGCCACGCGGCCAAAATCTACCGCCGCCAGGCTGCGCAGCAGCGGGTCCAGCCGATCCAGCAGCGGGCGGATGTTGTCTTCACACCAGCGCAGCGTTTCAGCCGTGCGGATATGGTCGGGCTGATGCACGAAGGCGTCGGCGCAGGTGTAGCGCAGCACGGGAATGTCGCGGCTGGCGCGCGCTTCAATCAAATGCAGCGGCAGATATCGGCCGGAACCGGCGCGCGGCACCACATCCAATTCCTCGGTCGCGCTGTCGCCATAAAAGGCGCGGATTTCCGCCTTCCACGCGGCTTCGCCTTCGGCGGTCCATGGCACGCCCAGCTTCAACGCCACGCGGCGATACAGGCCTTGCGCGCAGGCTTCATCGAAGCTGGTGCGCAGCAGGTGGTAGGGCTTTCGCCCGGCGCGGATATCATTCACCAATTCAGCGAAGGGGTTTTCCGCACCGTCATGCGTGGACACCACCAGGATGCGCCCGCCCCAGATAAGCAGCGCCAAAGCAGCCTTTAACAGCTCCGGCAGATCATCATGGAAGGCCGCTTCATCGATGATGACAAACCCCTGCCGGCCACGCAAAGACCGGGGCCGCGATGCCAGGGCCAGGATTTCAAAGCCCGATGCAAACTTGATCCGGAAGGCAGCAATGTGCCGTTCCACCCCCTTTTCTTCCTGGTCCTGGAACAGGAATTCGCCAATCTCACCGGCGGCCATGCCAAGGCTGCGTGCCCACATGGCGCAGACATCAATAAACTCGCGCGCCATGTCCAAATTATAGCCGATGTAGAGCACATCCATCCCGCGATCTTCGCGCTTGGCGCCGGCCATCAGGATGGCTGGCGCAGCGACACCCCAGGTGGCGCCGATGCGGCGGGATTTTTCATAGACCGTGACGGAATGCTGCGACACCGCGCGCACCAGGTCGCGCTGGTATGGCAGCAGCACGCCTTCAATGTCGGGGCTACTCGAAGGCTTGTCGAGTATAGTCGAGTGCTGCGACTTCCGCGCGGCCATCACGCGCTGCCTTGTGCCGGCGCCTGGGCTGCCACGAAATTCGCCGCATTCCGGATCATGCGCGACAATTCGCGCGCCTGGTCGGCGTTCAGCACTGCGGTCATGGTGCTGGCATTCCGATGGTCCACCATCCTCACATAGACCAGCGGGCCTTCGCTGGTGATCTCAATGCCAAGCGGCGCCATCATTCCGCCACCCCCAGGATGCTGGCCTTGATCGCGCGCACCGTATCCGCGCTGAGGCCCTTCTCGCGCGCGACGGCTTCGGCGGCACGGGCAGCGCCGGCCTTGGCCTTTGCGGCTGCGCGATCTTCCACGCGCGCCACGAATTCCACATTCTGCCTGCTGGCGGTGGTCAGGCGCTGCACGGCTTCGGCCATCAGCGCCACGGATTTCGGATCTCGTACATGGGCCAGCGCGGCTTCGCTGCCTTCTTCCGCGCCTTCTTCGGCTGAGGCCAGGAAATCGAACAGGAAGCTGTGCATCATTTCAATGTTCAGCCGCGCCGTTTGGCTTTCGGGCGCATCGCCCAATTGGCGCACCAGCGCTTCAGATATGGCGCGGGATCGGCGCAGCCTTTCGCCAACCTTGTCCATCTGCTGCACATGCCGGCCCAGCGCGCTGCGGCTGACGGTCACTTCCATGCCTTGCAGGTGGTTCAGAATTTCATCCAGCGTGCGGCCCTGCTCGCGCAGCCGGCCAATGGCTTCGCGGATTTCGCTCGGCAGGCGCGCAATGGTGGAAGGCCGCACCATATCTCAATGCCCCGGCAGCGGGCGCGCGACACCCGGATGCGGTCGCCCGCCCGCGACATCAACGCCATCTTCCGTGGCGCGCGCCACCCAGATCACGCCATCATCCAATTCGCGCAGCGTGATCAGGCGGTGATCCTTCAGCCAGGTCAGATCAGCGCGCAGCATATCCCGCGACACTTCATGGCCGAGCGACGCCAGCGCGCGCTTCAGCACGCTGTCATTCAGCGCGTAGTCGTGATCTTCGGCCAAGGCGCGCAGGATGATCAGGCGCCGGTCTTCGGCCAGCAGCGCGGCGAAATCAGGCATCACGCTTCCCTTCCCTCAGCTGGTGATGCACCAACAGGCCGGTCTGGTGTTCCACCCGCGTGAGTATCTGCTGCACCCCACCAACCCGTTCCGCGACGACCGCGACCGCGCGATCCAGATCATTCACGCGGTGCTGTAGCGCGCTCAGATCATTATGAGACGGCATTTTCGTGAGGCGTTCTTCCACCTCATCCACCCGCTGCGCCAGCTTCCCCAGATCGCCACGCGCGGCGAAATCCCCCGCCAGCTTGAAGCGCAAAAACGCCAAAACAATACCGCCGACAATCGCGGCGGTGGTGACAATGGCGGCCA